ATTTAAAGTTATATATTATTAATTCAACAGCATTTTTAATATCACTTAGTGATATAGAAGTAATACTAAAGATTATTCTTTTAGTTTGTACTATTGTTTATACAATAAAACGTATACAAAACGAGCGAACTAAGTAAAAAAATAATAAGCTAGTTACAAATTAATATGGCAAACTTATCCGAAAATTCAACAGTATCATTAGATATAAAAGCAGTAATTGGAGCAGTCATTGGTATTGTTTCAATAGCTGGTGTTTGGTTTACATTAACTGCTGAAATTGCACAATTACAATTAGATGTAATGAGGATGCAGGATGCTGTAGCATTAAATGAAGAGTTTAGAATTAAATGGCCTAGAGGAGAAATGGGAGCATTGCCTGATGATGCAAAACAAGATTTAAAAATTTTATATTTACAAGAAGATGTAGAGCAACTAAAATATGTTGTTAAAGCTCTTGAGATAGATAATGCTAAAAAATAAAATTAAATCATGATAAGTAAACATATATCAGAAAAGGAAGCTGTAAAATCAATCACAGCTTTAAGATTAGGTATTGACAACACACCAGATGGTGATTCACTAAACAATATGAAAATATTGGCAGAGAAAGTATTTGAGCCATTAAGAGAGTGGGTTGGAGGACCTATAAAGATTAATTCATTTTATCGCAGTACAGCTTTGAATGAAGCCATTGGAGGTAGTGGTCGGTCACAGCATTGTCAGGGCAGAGCGGTTGACCTGGATGATGTATACGGTCATAAAACAAATGCAGAAATGTTTACATATATAAAGGATAATCTTGACTTTGACCAAATGATATGGGAGTTCGGAACGTCTGATAATCCAGATTGGGTTCATGTATCGTATGTGAACGAAGAAAAGAATAGAAACAGAATATTAAAAGCTGTTAGAGACGATGGTAAAACTAAATATATAGATATAACAAATGCCTGATAAGAAAAAATTTAAAGATACTACTGTTGGCAAACTATTATTTGGAGCTGCAACAGTTATTAATCCTACACTTGGAAATGTACTTAATGGTGTAAGCTCACCTAAAGAAGCTATAGCAGAAATTACTAAAGCTAAAATACCTACAGAAGATAAAATAAAATTACAAACACTTATATATGAACAGCAAAATAAAGAGATGGAAGAAATCTCTAATAGATGGAAAGCCGATGCTGCCTCAGATTCGTGGCTATCTAAAAACGTTCGCCCTTTGGTATTGGTATGGTGTATTATTGTTTTTAGCTTTGCAGGGATTTTGGACTCTGTTGAATCTATTCCTTTTTATATAGGAGAAAGATGGAATGATACATTTGAGAAAGTGATGATGGCTGTAGTATTGGCATACTTTGGCGGTAGAACTACAGAAAAAGCAAGTAGTATTATAAAAGGAAAATAATTCGTAAATTTGTAAAACTTAAATTTAATAATCATGGCAAAAGCTAAAAAACTAGAAAAAGAAGAATTAGAAATTCTACAAAAACTCAATCAAGATTTCCAAACAATTAAAATACAGTTAGGAGACCTAGCAATTCAAAAGAATAATGTTCTTAAAAACTTAGACGTAATTCAAAATATGTTTAAGAATGAAGAAAAGAAACTTGTTGAAAAGTATGGTAAGAATGCTGTAATTAATTTAGAGTCTGGGGAAATCACTCACAAAGAAGAAGAAGCAGAAGAAGTTACTGAGTAATGGATATTAGAAAAATATCTGTTGGTCCTGACTATAAATCAGGTGCTATGCACTATATAGTTGGTCAAAAGGTATTGAACGATTCTCATATTATTCATCTAATCAAGTTTGATTCTGAAAGACAATCGTTTAAGATTTATATTCAAGAAGAAGATGTAGTTATATTGTGGAAGGAATTTACTTCTACAGTACCCGTATCTATAGAATATAATATAAACTTTTAATGAGGTCTCCGTTTCAGTTTATTGCAAAACCTATAGAAGGTAAGCGATATAACAATACAAAAAAGATAGCTGGATTAGATATTATTATTAGCACATCTCAAGAAGACCATAAGTTTTCTAACAGATATGCTGAGGTGGTTTCAACTCCAATTGACTACTCAGGTCCAATACAGAAAGGCGATACTTTACTGGTGCATCATAACGTATTTAAAATATATTATGATATGAAAGGTAGAGAGAAAAGTGGTAAGAGTTTTTTTAAAGATGATTTATTCTTTATAGATTCAGACCAGTTTTTTATGTATAAACAAAATGGAAAGTGGTATGCACATGACAGATATTGTTTTGTGAAACCCGTTCCAGTTGAAGAGTCTTATATCTTCAAACCATTTTCAGAAGAGCCTCTTGTGGGCATTATGAAATATCCAAATAAATATCTTAAATTAAAGGGAATAAAAGAAGGTGATAAAATATCTTTTCAACCAGATAGTGAATATGAGTTCACAGTAGATGGAGAAAAGCTATACAGAATGTTTGACCATCAAATTGCTTTAGTATTATGACAAACAAAGAAATAAAATTAGAAATCATAAAAGCTGGAGAAAGAGCGGTACAACAATTAATTAAAGTAGCTAAAGAAGAGATAATAAAACCTGACCCTGAAGATGAGTTAGCAGCAGATAGATTAAAGAATGCAGCCGCTACCAAAAAGCTTGCCATATTTGATGCGTTTGAAATATTAAATCGCATTGAGCAAGAGAAAGAGGCTTTGTCAGGGAATGAAACAGTGAATGTCAAAGTAGATACAAAAAGAGGTTTTGCAGAAAGAAGGTCAAAATAGTTTATACACCATAGTCAAAGATTATGTTCCAAAGTCTGTAGTTACAAATAAAAACAGAAACAAAAGCTGGCTATATGGATATAACCCTAAATATGATATGGTGGTTATATCAAAGTCTGGACAGATTGGAGAGGTATATAATATAAGTGGACTACATATTGCACTTCCAAAGACACCCAAAGAGTGTCTTCAAAGACACGATAAAAAATCAGAACAATACTGGGAAAGACACGAGCTTCCTAAACCTTTATCAAGAATACAATCTATATTTCAATGGAATGATATGCCTAGTGAATTTAAAAATCAATGGGTAGATTATATTGAAGGAGAGTTTGATAACAGAGAACAGGGACATTGGTTTATGAACAATGGTGTTCCTACATATATTACAGGAGCTCATTATATGTATTTACAATGGACCAGTATTGATGTGGGTTATCCAGATTATAGAGAGGCGAATCGAATATTTTTTATTTATTGGGAAGCGTGTAAGGCAGATAAGAGAAGTTTTGGAATGATATATTTAAAGATAAGACGTTCTGGATTTTCTTTTATGGGTTCTTCTGAATGTGTGAATACAGCTACACTAGCAAGAGATTCAAGAGTGGGTATACTTTCTAAAACAGGTTCTGATGCAAAGAAAATGTTTACAGATAAAGTAGTACCTATATCCAATAGACTTCCATTCTTTTTCAAACCAATTCAGGATGGTATGGATAAACCAAAGACTGAGTTAGCTTACAGAGTTCCAGCATCTAAGATTACAAAAAAGAATATGTATGATGTGGATGAGGATGAGATGGATGGATTAGATACCACAATAGACTGGAAGAATACAGATGATAACTCTTATGATGGAGAAAAATTATTATTATTAGTTCACGATGAAAGTGGTAAATGGATAAAACCAAATAACATTTTAAATAACTGGAGGGTAACAAAGACTTGTTTGAGACTGGGTAGTAAAGTGATTGGTAAATGTATGATGGGCTCAACATCAAATGCATTAGATAAAGGAGGAGATAATTTTAAAAAGTTATATGATGATTCAAATCCATTACTAAGAAACTCAAACGGACAAACTAAAAGCGGATTATATTCACTTTTTATCCCTATGGAATGGAATATGGAAGGGTTTATTGACAAGCATGGGATGCCTGTGTTTGAAAATCCTGAAGGTTCATTAGAAGGAGTGGATGGCGAAGATATTTATCAAGGAGCTGTAAACTACTGGGAGGGTGAAGTAGAGTCATTAAAAAATGATGCAGATGCATTGAATGAATTTTACAGACAATTTCCAAGAAGTGAGTCTCATGCATTTAGAGATGAAAGTAAATCTTCATTATTTAATTTAACAAAGATATATCAGCAGATAGATTATAATGACTCTATGATAAAAGAACACTATATTACTAGAGGTTCATTTCATTGGAAGGATGGTATAAAAGACAGTAAAGTAATATGGACTCCAGATAATCGAGGAAGATTTTTAGTTTCTTGGACACCCAATAAAGGATTACAAAACAAAGTCATAACTAGAAACGGAATCAAATATCCTGGCAATGAGCACATTGGAGCGTTTGGTTGTGATAGCTATGACATATCTGGAACAGTTGGAGGTAGAGGTTCTAATGGTGCGTTGCATGGATTGACTAAGTTTAATATGGATGAAGCTCCAAGCAATGAGTTTTTTTTAGAATACATAGCAAGACCACAAACAGCAGAGATATTTTTTGAAGAAGTATTAATGGCTTGTGTCTTTTATGGTATGCCTATACTGGTAGAAAATAACAAACCAAGATTATTGTATCATTTTAAAAACAGAGGATACAGAGGTTTTAGTATGAATAGACCAGATAAATTATACAATAAATTATCTAAATCAGAAAGAGAACTAGGGGGTATTCCAAACAGTAGTGAGGATGTGAAACAAGCTCATGCAGCAGCTGTAGAATCCTATATAGAAAAGCACGTAGGTATGGACATAAACGGAACATTTAGAGATGAAGATGATATGGGAAGTATGCCGTTTACAAAAACCTTAGAAGACTGGGCAAGGTTTGATATAACTAAAAGAACTGCATACGATGCAACAATTAGTTCAGGACTTGCAATAATGGCTTGTCAAAAGCATTTGTACCAGCCTGAAAAAAAAGAATCAAAAATAAAAGTTAACTTTGCAAGGTATACTAATACAGGCAATATAAGTCAGATTATCAGATGAAAGACATAAAAATAAAAATTTCATCTGTAGGGTTCCCTAGCCAGTTCGTATCGGATGCTGAAAAAGCAACGATGGAGTTTGGTTTACAGATTGGACAAGCCATACAATATGAATGGTTTAAAAAAGACGGGAACCAGTGCAGATATTATAATCAATGGAGAGACTTTCACAAGCTTCGTTTATACGCAAGAGGAGAGCAGTCAATAAAAAAATATAAAGATGAATTAGCTATTGATGGCGATTTATCTTATTTAAATTTAGATTGGACTCCTGTTCCCGTTATTCCAAAGTTTGTAGACATTGTAGTCAATGGAATGTCAGACAGACTCTTCAAAGTAAAAGCGTATGCACAAGATGCATTGTCTCAGTCAAAGAGAAGTAAGTATCAAGACCTAGTTAAAGGTGAGATGCTTGCAAGACCTACATTAGAAATTATACAAAAAGAAACAGGTATTAATCCTTTTGTGTTACCACAAGATAATTTACCGAATACGGATGAAGAGCTTTCATTATATATGCAGTTAAATTATAAACCTGCAATTGAGATAGCAGAAGAAGAAGGTATTAATACTATATTGGAAGAAAATCATTATGCAGATTTAAGAAAAAGATT